ATCGTCATCTGTGCCGCGGTCTGCCCGGTTTATTCCTCGCGCGTCTCGTCGATGCTGTTTTCCCACCACACCTTCAGAATGCCGTTCTTCTGCAGCAACGTATCCTTGATGACGTCATACAGAATGTTCCAGCCGTCATTCTGCTGATAAAAGACGTAGTTGCAAACCTCGGTCGTCTGCCTGGCTGCAATCTCCTGATCCGGGCGGCGCTCCTTGAACTCAACGACATCATCGCCAGCCGTGAAGATCTCCATCAGCGGCGGCATGGCCCATTCGATCGTATCCGCAACTTCCGTCGACACAACGCGCGAGCGATCCGGCGTAGCGGGCGGTGCGAGGTCTTCTACCGGCTCGGCCAGATAGTAGTACTCCGACTTACGGCGCATCTCCGACAGGCGACCACCCATATAGGCTTGCGACTGGCGCAACTCGGCATCGACGATGGTGCCAAGGTCGTCATCACTCATTCGCTTCGGATCAGCCATTATGCGTAGTTGTTGTGCGGATAGTTGAGAGGTTTGTATTCGGTCGGCTCGGTCCATATCACGCAGCCCAGACCAAATGCGTCGGCGCCGTGACTCGACCAATCGTGTTCAGGCCCAAGGCCAATGTCTCGATCCGAGTCGCGCTTTTCGTGATACCAGCCAAGCGCTTCACGGCCTTTCTCAGTCGGTTCAGCATCGAACCTGATCTGCGGGAAAAGCACTCGCGCGCGCTCAATACGCTGCATCGCTGCACCCTTACCCTGATTGGGTACGACAGTCACCTCATAGCCGGCCTTCTTCAATGCCGACTCATACGAGACGTCATAAACCTTGTCCTGCGTCGATCCATCATGCGGGAGCCAGAACTGCGCACGATCCGGCGTATAGCCTTTGCGTCGGCACCAATCCAGGTGGTAATCGATCGGCTGGCCCTGGGCTTCGTGGTAGTTCACGATGCGGATTTCGCGACCAATGAACTGCATCGCCCAGATCACAAACGCATCGGCACGTGCGCCGGTACCTCCGATGTCGCAGATCAGCCGAATGGCCATCAGCGGATCGGCCGGGAAGAAGCCGATGCGGTTTTCGTCTTTCGCCTTGGACAGGTGCTTCGTGAAGTACGCGCCTTCCAGCGCGGTCACATAACCGCCTTCCCATATGTGGTCGCACTGTTCCGGACGCTCATCTAGATCACGCGCGCGATCACGCTGCAACTTGCGCGGAAACTTCGGGTTGTCGCGCCAGTTCAGCTCCACGACCTTGATGCGAGCGTCCTTGCTTAAACGAAAGCGCTTTTCGACTGCTGCGCTCTTGCGCTTCGGGTTCCACGTGACCCACAGTTCCGTGTTCCAGTCATCGCCTTCTTCACGCAGCGTAGGAATCAGCGTCGTGAATGCGAGATCCGTCACCGGCTCGGCTTCATCAACCCAGCACAGCAGCACACGGCCTTTCGACTTGACCGATGCGATGTTCCGATCAAGGCCCGCGAACGCGAACGCAATCCGTCCGTCGCGGCTCTTGATGTATTTGTCCCCTACCTCGTAATACGCATTCAGGAACGGTTCTTCTTCGATGGCCCGCTTGCATTCCTCGAGGCTCGAATCCTCAAGCGAGTTCATGAACTGCCGGGCGCACAGCAAAATGCCCTTGATGCCCATCGAGCCGTACATGTAGCCACGCACCGCGACCATCTTAGCGAAACTGCGAGTCTTCGCCGAACCGCGGCCGCCGAACGCCCCACGAACGTCTGCTTCGCCCTCGAATACCGGGATCAGCTTGTCCGGTATCTCAATCCGCGCTGTTTGCACGCATCGGCACCAGTTCAATCCGACGAACGTCCGTCAACGGATCTTTCGGCTTGTTCAATTCCTTCACGGTCTCTTTGTTGGCGTTCAGCAAGTTCACCGCGATCTCGCTCGATTCGTTCGCCATCTTCGTGAGTACCGCAATGCCCTTTAACGCGGCAACGCTGCCTTCTTCCGTCAGCGGCGTGGCGTCATCGATCTCGGCGGCCTTGTTGTGCGCGATGCCCGAAAGACGGTGCGCGGTCGCCGCACCATATCGAGCGGCACCGGCCAGGTGCTCACTGATCGACTTGAGATCATCGGCAAGTGAACGCGCCGCCATCTGTTCAGAAACGTTTAGAAACGACAGCGCGCGCTCTGTATCAACTATCTGATTGGCAACAGCTTTTACCGCTTCGTGGCGTTTCGAAAAGCGCATCGAGATAGCCGCTTTGCTGACGCCATACTCGCGAGACAGATCAGCAGCCGAATCGCCAGCGAGGAGCCGCTTGCCGATCGCTTCCCACTGGAGATCCGTCAGTTTCGAAGGCCGACCCATCTATTTGCTCACGCCCTTAACGGGTAGCGAGCCCTGTTGCGAAGGTGAGGATTTACAGGACCGAGCGAATCGCGCCGCACACGTTGCGCAACTTTAGGCCAATCGTCGCAATCATCGAATCAGCGGACCCCTCGAGAGATTCGGCGGCCTCTAGAATCGAATCGATGAAACGATGGGCTGGGTGCTCCGCGGTGTCGACGTCGAGCGGTGCATTCACCACAGACGGTTGCGTGACGCTTGCGGAGGGCAACACCACACCCGATGCAGCGTTTGGGTCAACGTAGCCAACGCCAGGGTTGACGACAGGCGCGATCGACATCGGCGCGGGGGTCATCGGAACCAGCGTCACAGGGATAGCCGGCGACAGATTCGATGTGTCGGTCGAAGCGCTCGCCACAGAAGCAGCCGAAGTAGCGTCGATCGACGTCACAATCGGGGCATCTGTCGGCTTTCCCGGCTCACTCAGCGCTTGCTGCGCGTCCGTTTGAACTGCCATACCTGCCTGCGCCGCGTCTTGCTGATCCATTTCGATGCTCCAAATGAGAAAAGCCCGCGCTGGGCGGGCAGGATGTATTGCGATGGGTACGCCCTCAAGTGTGCGGCCTGAGCCGACACTCACCACGTCAGACGCGTTGCCGCGCGTCTAGGCCAGCCAAGGCTCGGTGAGCGAGCAGAATCGAACTGCACACTTGAGGACGCTGGTAATTCTAGATGCGGGATTTTCCCGTATTAGGCAGCCAGCTTCGGATCATCCCCGCCGACGATTTCGCGTAGTGCGTCGAGCTTGTTGAGCAGCGACGCCTTAAGCGTAACGTCCATCGCGCGTATGCGAGAAAGGTCACTTTCGATCGAATCGATGATGGATTGAGCGTCGGGCATGATCAGAAAAGATAAGGCCCGCGTTGCACGGGCACCTTTACAGCCTTTCAGAAATCATATCCTATTCGGGGTTTTCATCAACCACCGTTTTATCAACCGTTTTGGTTTCCTCAGCGCTCATCATGCGTCGGTACGCCTTGTACGCTTCGCCGCGGAATTTCTTGAACGCCTTGTAAAACGCCTGGGGGCTGATCTCCATCGCCGCTGCCGCCGTCTTGATCGGGCGCACCTCATGCAGGTAATACAGGTAGAACGCCAACTTCGCGTTGCTCTCCGGCTGTCCCAGCACAGCAAGGTTGAAGTAGCTCAGGTCCGCACTCAGGATGGCATCGGGCGCTTCCCGCACGCGCTGCGGCCTCATGCGCGCAAGAATGTTCTGCGGGATCGGTGGTACCCACAGCTTGCGCGATCGATGCCAAAGCGCCCACGCATTGCAGAACTGATCCATGTGCTGGTTGTCGTCTTGCACGCTCATTCGTTTCCTTTCCTCAGGTACGGACACATTCCACGTTGCGGGTCATACAGCCAGCAATGCACCTTATCTTTGATGTCTGCGCAGTCGTCAGTCTGATCCGTGCACAGCCGGTGTAATTGAATTACACCCACCGTCACCGGCTCAACGACAGGTAATTGCTGGATTTCCATCATTTTTCGAACCCCACCAAACCGCCTAGCACGCCGATCAGCACGAACAGGCAAACTTGGCCGCCCGTCAACAGGCCGGCGCCGAGCGCAATGGCTATTAGCACGACCAGCGCCACGAACGAGAGCACAGCCGCGATGGCGAATTCATCTTCCATTTATTTACGCCCCATGTGAAAGCCCCGCGCAATCACGGCATCAACAAACCTGACGAAATCGCAATAGCTGAACATCGATTGAGGTACACGGCTAGCCATTGATTGCGCAGCCTCCCTGAGCGACTGGAGTGCAGCATGGCCGCCTTCGTCGTACATGCTCATGCCGCTCGCAACAATTTCCGCCTTCACAGCGGCTTTCTCGGATTCGGTCATCAGCCGTCCCAGCCTTCCCGCGGCGTTTCCTCGGGCACGTACGGCACATAGATCGGCACCATTGCCCGAACCGCGCGATATTCTTCACGGGTAAGCAACATGACGGCGCCGTTACGCATCTCTCCCATGCGCACACAGAGCGGGCCGAGCACGTCCTCGAGCTCGACCGGCGCGGCGTAAATGACTTTCGTCTGGCCGCTCATGGCTCAATCTTCCGGAAACAGTTCGGCGAGGATCTGGCTGTACTGCTTCTTGCGGCGCTCGGCCAAGGCCGCTTCGTCCATCAGACGCAGCAGCGCGGCGAAGTCGATCGACTTGTGTGCGCACAGTTCCTGCACACGCGCTTCGGTCGAAATCAACGATTCGTCAATCTTCGCCATCTCCAGCTCGGCTTGCGCCTTCACCTGGCGAGCACGCATCGGCGCGAGAGCCGCATCCAGTTTTTCTTGCGACAGGGAGATGATTTCTTTGAAAGGTCTGAGTTTCATTATTCGTCCGTAAGTAGGACAAGCAGCCGCTCGTCCGGGTTTTGTGTTTGGATACGCTTGGCAAAAGCGTTGCTCTGCAAGTCCGCTAGCCTGGCGAATTCGGCGGCTTGCGACTGGTTCATACCCAGTTGGTTGAATTGCGCCCCGAAGCCATGGTTGTGGCCCGGATCGCTGATGCTATGCGCGTGCTGTCCAAGCATCGCCTGCTGTTGCGCAGCCAACTGCTCGTAGTAGCCTTGACTACAGCCCTGCATCGCAAGGTTCGAAAGTCCAAACATCACGTTCACCTGTAGATGTGATTTAGCCACTTCACCGTGGCGAAGAAACCGGCCGCAAAGCCGGCAACGAAAACGCCTGCGGTGATCGCGATCAGGGCGCCCGTGCTCATTTCACGATCTGCCAGTCTTCGGCCAGGCAATCGCGCACAGGCGGCTGCCACGTGTCGACGATGCCGTCAGCCGCCTTGAAAGCGAAGTACGCCGCATACGGCACCGCCGAGCCCTCGCCGAAGTACTCTTTCGCCGCGCCGGTCTGCACCGGATAGGAGGCCGGCGGTACGAGATAGACGAACTCGCCATCCCACTCGGCGCGCGCGACGCGCATTCCCCGCTTCAGGGCCTCGATTGCCGAGCCGAACGAGAGATCGCCTGATTTCGCTTTTTCGCGAAAACTATCCGCCCGTTCAAGATCTGACTGCGCGCGCCGGATGACCTCCTCGAGCGGCATCTCCTGGAACTCGCCGTGCACGCTTAAGCGCACCATGTTCAGGGCCAAGTGATCGATCATTGCTTGCCCCCGTTTTTCACGGCCTCGAGACAGAACGCCGAGTGCTGCGTGTCCGAGTCCGAATACGCGCACTCAATTGCGGCCGGATTCGACGCTTTCGCCTCAACGCCCGAATGCAGATAATCACGGTGCGCCGTACAGCCGCCGACCACGACCACGAACGTGCAGAACGCGATCGCCGAATACTTCATCCATGCAGTGCTTTCCATCGCTTCTCCAAATACCGGAAAATCCGGTAATTCAAATGCTGTCCCGAAGGACAGGCCTTAATGTCCCGCGGGACAGACACGGGACGTCCACCGGACAACCGCGTGACTTCCGCCGGAATTCCGCGGGACAGTCACGACCTGTCACACGGACGTCCAGCGGACAGGTGCCGGAATTCCGGGAGCCTTCCGCTGGAATTCCACCGGAAACCCATGGGTTTTCCAGCGGAAACCCACAGGTAACCCATGGGATACCCAGTGGGTTTCGTGCGTCACGCTGCGTCACCGTGCGTCTCGCCGCGTTGCATTGCGTTGCACGCCGTTGCATTGCGGTGCGTGACGAGTGCTTGCAGCTGCTCGCAACTGCTAGCAATCCGTTTGCAGTTGCTAGCAGTTGTCCGCATGACGAGCGGACAGATTGCGGATGGGCGCCAACAGTCCCAATTTCGGGACGCGTCCCAAATCCGGAACCGTTCCGCTTTTGGGACCCTTTCCAGCCGCCGCTAGTCCCGATTTGGGACAGGTGTCCCGATTTAGGACTACTTCCGGTAACGCTCGCGGCGTTACTTAACTGTGTGTTCACGGTTAGTCCACCGTTACCAGTGCGTTACCGCAACGTTCCAGAACCGTTACCGAACCGTTACGAACGCGTTCCGGAAGCGTTCCGATCCTGTTCCTTAACGGTGGTTTAACTGTTAACGGGGTGATGTCAGCCTGATATCGGAGCGATATCAAAGCGTCTCGAAAGGGTTCACCAAAGCCTTCACCGAAGGCTTCACCAAAGGGGTACTTGGGTGCACCCTGCCGCTCACCATGCCGGCGGCTGGGTGCGACCTTGGGTGACGCTGTCATCGGTGAGGACCGCGTTGCTTGGTCGACATGGTCGACAATCTGTCGGTCATGGATGCTTGTAGGATGCCCGGAGCATTGCTCAAGCATTCCTTGAGCACTCCCTGAAGGATCCTTGAGCGATCCTTGTAGGATCAGTGAGCCAAAGTAAAGCGGTTGACTTTGAGTCCGTAGTCCGACTACACCCGCGTCTACAGGCCCGTCTACGTCAGCGTCTACCGATGCGTCTACCGCACGTGTAATCGGATTACAGTCACAGAGCGCGGCCTTCGCGCGCGCGCCGTCTGTCGCACGGTCTGTCACAGAGGGGGTTACTGAATCGGTAACGGTTCCTGCTTTGGTAACGGTTACGCTTTCGGTAACCGGCACTGAGTCGGTTTTAGCTACGCAGTACAAGATCTGTACAGGTGTACAAGTCCTGTACAGGCTGTACAGATTCGGGACGTGGGCGGCCTGCTGGACGGCCGAAATATCTGCCGAACCCGCAACAGGCAAGGCTGCGTGGGTGGCCTGCTTGGCGCACGGAAATGTGTTCCCGTGAACAGTTTTCCGGAAGGTTGAGCCGAGGTTGGCCCGATGGTTATCCTTGATCTTCACCTTAAGGTAAACCAAAGGCGAACCATGGCGACAAGCACTTGCGACCTTGGTAGCAAGTCCTTCGAAGGGGCTTGCATGGGGCTTCGGAGGGGTTGTTGATTCGACAACGGGTTGTTGAAATGACAACGGCGTTGTCGATTTAACAACCCGGCCGCACGCGGTCGTTGCCGACGACTGCGTTGGCTCGCCCTGGCGACTGACGCCTCTACTCGGCCGAGTCTGTTCACCGCCGCGGGTCCGCAACGGAGAGGCGCCATGCGTCAGAGGGGTTGCCGAATCGGCCATTGCTGAATGAGCAACCGTTGCCGATTGAGCAACCCTCATGCGGCCACCGATAAGGTTTCGCGGCCCATCACCGCCAGTCGGTCGGCCTTTTCGTTGCCGGCGTCGCCGTTATGGCCGCGGACCCATCGGAACTCGGCGCCGACGCGCTGTTTCTCTGCGTGCAGCGCGAGCCACAAATCGCGGTTCGGCATCGGCTCGCCCTTTTTCCGCCAGTCTTTGCGCTGCCAACCGGCCGCCCACACCGTCAGCCCATTGACGCAGTACTGGCTGTCGCTATGAACGATCGCCCGCGCGCCGTCAGGCAACGCACGCATCGCGTACAGAATCGCGGTCATTTCCATCCGGTTGTTCGTCGTCAGACGCTCGCCGCCGAAATCACTCGCGCCATCATCACGGTGCCAGCCCCACCCACCCACACCAGGATTCGGGTCGCACGCGCCGTCAGTCCAGATCTTCAGAACTTCGCCCATCCCGATTCCTCTTTCACGCGCCCGATAGTGGTACTTACTCAGTAGGTAGTCTCAACCTCAACACCTACCCCTAACACCACACCCCGCACTTCTTGGTTGGTGGGCAGACCCAGCCAATCCTGGGTGTGCCTTCATATGCCTCTCGATCGGAGCCGCATAACCCGCCAGACATTCGATGCAAGGGCTCTGGCTTCGCCACCCTATTTCCCGTGTTTCAGCATCTAATCCCACAGTACGGGTCTTCCTTAGCCGCTGCCGTTAAACCATTTCCGACCAGCTAAGTGCTCACTGCTCAGCTACTACCTGTCGACGTCCCGGTGTTCGGAGAACCGGGCTTAGGCCTCTCTTACTTCAGCGCGTCAACAGCGGCCGGCTCATCGCCAGCGAAGATCGCCTCGAGCGTCAGCTTTACGCCGCGCTGTTCAGCGAACTTGATCAACTTGCGGGCAACGTCCAGCGAGGGATCGCAGCCGCCGTTCTCGTATTGAGAGATGGCGGTTTGCCCGACGCCCAGCACAGCGGAGAGCTGTTGCTGCGTCGCCGAGAGGCTGGTTCTGATCCGATGAATGCTGTTCATTTCCCGTTTATTAGTGAAAACGAACAGATTATCAGTGATAGTGAAAGCGGCTGTCAACAGTGAAAATGATTGATTCCCACCAGTTTCACTGATATCATTCGCGACTCAAAGGGGAAACTCCGAGTACGGAGAGGCAGAAAATGACATTGAAGCGAACAGGCTCGACTGAGCTCGAGGACGCGGCGCGGTTGCAAGCGCTTTTCTATGAATGGCAATCGAAGCAACAGGCGGCCGGACTTCCTTCTTCGCAAGCCGAGGCAGCCAGGATTCTTGGTTTTGGGCAGAGCGCCGTGAGTCAGTACCTCAACGGGGCGATACCGCTCAATTTCAGGGCCGCCAGCAAATTCGCAGAGCTGCTGCGATGTTCAATACGCGACATCAGCCCGACCATCGCTGAGCAGGCCGTGGCTCTTACCGAAAGGGTGGCCGCCGCAAAGAAGCACTACGAGACATGGATCGACGAGACTGGGCGCGGCGTACCTGTCCTCAGGAGATCGCGAAATAGCGGGGCGCCAGCCCCTGTGCGGGCGCCCGTGCAACAGTCGAGTCTGTACCCACTGATCGCATGGAACCAGGTGGCAGACTGGCTAAAGGTCGGCCCAGCGCGAGCGCCAAGCCAATGGTTCGGCGCGCCGATTGATGTGTCCGACAGATCGTTCTATCTCGAGATTCGAGGCGACAGCATGCACGACCCGGCTGCCGCGACCGCCTTCAGAGAAGGCGAGATGGTGCTGTTGGATCCGTCTGTCATGCCCACGCACGGCGCGTTTGTGCTGGTCCTGGCTGAGGACGCAGATGAACCCATATTCCGCCAGCTGGTTGTCGAAGGTGGCAAGCACTACCTCAAGGCAATCAACCCGTCATGGCCCGACAGAATTAGTGTCGCGAGCGATCAGACGATGGTCTTGGCAACCGCACGATCGAAGGTAGTGATTTTTTAACGACTGGCCGATGTTTTATCATTTTTACTGTTGACCTCCTGAATTACTTCCACTAATATTTTCCTCAGAGCGTTACCAAACACACGCAGTGAGGAAAGAATGATGCACGCAGGCCTGATCCACTGGATCGACAACCACGACACGGCGGCGCCGACGATCGACAATGGCGATGGCACGCTAACCGTGTCGAGCTGGGTTGTGCGCACCAATCTCCCCGAAGGCCACGCTGATCGCGTTTTCATGGATCGCGAAGTGATCCCGGCGACGCTGTCGGCCGCTCGCGACGTTCTTGGCTATTAAGCACACTCGCGCTGTTCGTGAAGGTGACGAACTTCGACGAGAACGTGACGTAGAGCGTTACAACATTCCCCCGGTCGCTGGCAAGTTGAACGAGATCATCGCCGACAAAGTCGACAAGATCTCTGAAGATATCAAAGCCGCAAGTGATTGATTTCTTTGGAAGATGCGCAGTAGTCGCGTCCACGCGAACACTAGGGGGCTAGAAGCGCAGAAAAACTGCTGTAGCATTTCGACCAGTGCAAATCAGTTTATTCACACCCTAGTTCGTGAAAAAAAATCTGAAAGGGCTTAGGATCACGTCCTGCATGTCCAGCAAGTGTTTAATAGACTCGTTAGGGTCAAGGAGAGATTAGCGAAGCACAGATCAACCGAAACCTCAGGTCCGAAGCACGACCTACTCGATAAGCATAACTAAGCGATCGAGCGGGGACACTCACGCCTACGATCTTGAAGCCACGAAGTTTTATGGGGTTGCCAGAAATGGCGATGTGGATAGTTGCGCGCTGACTGCCTAGGAACAGTCAGCGC